GCACATCAGCGGAAACGGTATAAATAAAATAAGGGGGAAATAATGATCAAAGCAACGTCGCGCGAGATATCGGGTCGTTACTTACAAGCAATTCAAGAGCTCGGCAAGAGAGCAGAACGAGGTGAAATCGTAGGAGATTTAGTGCGAAGGCACGTGAGGGGATGTGTGACTGAGTTGCGTGCCGCGGGTGTCGACACAGAAGAAATACGTTCGATATTCGACGCGTTAGAACCAGAGGTGGGGGACACTTCTGGATGGCGAACGCCTAAGGTCATCCAACTACTCGGGACTTCGAGATCCCACATCGAATTTCTTCTTTTCATCGAGGAAAATCACGCACCACCGTATGTTTCGGTCCACACGACCGCGGCAACGTTGCCAGGGGTGCCGACCGCCGCAGTGCACTCGCCGGTCCGCACGGCGAACGAAAACTACCGTTAGCCTCGCTGGTCCAATATTCCCCAGCCTCGCGGAGCACCTAACGCCGCCACGGTTCTTCATGTCTCTCTGAGAAGGCTCCGGCCGGATATGCCTTGCTTGCCGCCGTAGTCGGTCGCTGCTGGCCATGCTTTCATCAGCACCGCAGGATACGGCGTCAACATTGAACGCGCAATTTCCGGGTCCCCCGCATTCAGCCAAGAATCCCACTCGGCTCTTGGCACTATGACCAAACTGCGCTTCTCGTCGCCCGGCTTGTGGAAGTGCCTCATCACGGGGTGGTCATCGGCGTTGATCGTCAGCTGTGTGAACGAAAAGCTGAAGGCGCCCTGCTCTTCCTCCCAAGCCTTCCATAGCCCTGCCACGCAAAAAGGCTCATCGTCGGCCATGCCGATCGCCCAGCGCTGAGCCTTACCGCTTTCCCAGTTCGGCTCATAGAACCATTGCGTTGGCAGCAAGCAGGTTTGCGCCAGACGCCATCGCTTGGAGTAGCTACGCTTTTCGGCGATTGTCTCGACACGGGCGTTCATGGTCGAGAGTCGGATGCCTGGAGGTGCCTTGCGCTTCGGGATCATTCCGTAGGTGCCTAGAATCACCTCCCGCTCGCCGTGCTCGCCAGCGCGGATCACTGGCGCCGCATAGTCCTGCCACACTTCTTCTTTCCATAGCCCTAGGTGGTCCGCAGACACGCCACTCATCGATTCCAGCAACTCTGCACTGGTGGGTCTGTAGTTCCCGCACATGACATGCTCTCCTGCTCTTATAGGGAAAGCCCATTCTACGCATGCTTATCGGTCAAATTCCTCCGGCGGTCGCATTGTCAGCCTTTCGACTTTCGCTTTCGGGAAGTCTCTGGCCCAGTCAGCCTTCCGCTTCACGATCAGAGGCTCCTTCTCCAATATGGCACGCAGTTCCTTCATGCCAGCTCCACTCGTGTCCGAGTAAGCGCCCTCCATCAACGAAATGACTTGATTGGTTTTGAGCAATACCCAATGCAGTCGTGATATCTCCCTCAATAGCGCCAGCGTTTCGGCATCGCCGGCCGCCCTCGCCTGATCCCGCACTGCCACCAGGTATTCCATGGGCAACGGCTCCCAATCGCAACGCCCTGTTCTCTGTACCACTTTCTACCTCGCGTTCGAGAGCGCTCCCAAGTCAGCGGATGACGCGCCCCAATACTGTACATAAAAACAGTATATCAAATGCCCGGAAAATCTCTACGAAACAAAGAAAACCCGTGACCCACGTGGAAGGACAGTGGCCGGATCTTGTGACCGTACCAACGCAAATATAGCCAAGCTTAATGAAGCTTAGACGAATACCGCCTTCACGGATGAGCACCATTACATCGAGTTTATTTTTACAAATTTTAAAAAAGGTAGGAAAAATCCTACAAATAATTCCTGATACATGGGATTATTGCTATCAAAGACGCGGTATTTTTTGCTCTAGTCCCACCCCCTAAAGCGAGGAAAATCAATATGTTAGATAACAAAAAAGGCGGTTTGGTCCCGACCCCGGCGCAAATCGAAATGTTTCATGTCGAGAAACAAATCGAGATTGACGGCATTGAAATGGGGGTGCTCGAAAATGGTATTCCGTATTTGACGGAGAGCGGGCTCGCACGCATGTGTGGGGTGGATCGAAAAGTGCTAAACCGCCTAGCTGCGAATTGGACTGATGAGCGTACCAAACCTCGTGGCAAAGTCATCACTCAATTACTTGACCAGTCTAACTACGCAGAAGACTCATTGTTTTTGCGGTCGGAGCACAACGGAAGTCCCATCAATGCATACACGGAACCTGTGTGCCTTGCGATGCTGGAATACTATGCGTTTATGGCGGAGGAAAAACGCGAGCAAGCCACTAACGCGTTCCGTGCGCTCGCACGGACAAGCTTTCGAACATTCATTTACGGCGCAGTAGGCTACAACCCAGAACAGCGTGTTTTGGATCGCTGGAAACATTTTCATGACAGAGTCGACCTGAATCTCGATTCAGTTCCGGATGGCTATTACAGCATTTTCAAAGAAATTGCTGGAATGATCGTCACCCTTATCCGGGCAGAGGTTGCCATCAGCGATAAAGTAATTCCGGATCTTTCAGTGGGCAAAACCTGGTCGGTGCATTGGAAAAATCAAGGATTTGCTCAGCAATTTGGCGAACGGGTTAAGTATGACCATAACTATCCAGATTATTACGCACAAGCCCTTTCAAATCCCCAAGAGGCGTGGGCGTATCCCGACGCCTCTCTTGCTCAATTTCGTAGCTGGTTCAAGTCTGAATACATAACGAATAAATTCCCTGCGTACATGCTCAGGCAATCAACATTAGGAAAAATTGGCCATAATGTGGCAAAAAATGCCCTAACGGCAGTTATTGGAAACAGAATCGGATATGACAAAAACACCTCGGTCTGAGGCGGCTACGGGAAAGGGTCTCTATCCATAGAAGCGGCCTTCGCCACCGCCCGCTGCCGACGGCCCAGAGACTTAACTTAGGCCGGTATATAAAGATCAACCTTTAATTCCAGAGATTACTTCCGACTGGACGATCTCCAGCCACACAGCCGCGCGCCGATGACATTGTGGGCAAGGATCGCGTCGGCGGTACCATCCGTCAGCACGTCGGCCTTGCTCACGTAGATCGGTTTGGCCCAAGCGCAGCCGTTGTCCACGATCACCGGAGCGGCATCAGCCTTAGTCTCGGCTCCAGGCGTCGCGCAGCTTTGCAGCAGAATCGCCAGCAGGAGCAGCGGCAATAGTGTTTTCGACATCAGTTCTCTCCTTGACGGCCGTCGCGCCCGACTGGGCGGCAGCGGCCTGTTTCTCGGCGTCCTGCTTCTTCACCTCGGCGACCTCCTGCTTGGCCTGGGCCTTGGTCTTTTCGGCGCTCTGTTTGAAGATGATCGCCAGGACGGCGCCGCCAGCGGCCAGTAGGTATGGCCATGCTTTGAGGATGAGATCGATCATGGCGCCGGCCTTATCTCGATAGTGATGGTCTCACTAGTTGCTTGCAGCTTGGCAAAAAGCCGGTCGAATGCCACTTTGCTCTGCCCCAGCCAGCCGGGCGTCGGCGAATCGCCCACCAGGATGCAGCCATCGGTATCGGCCGCCTTGTTGCCGGTGTGAATCCGTATGCCATCGAATCTTGGCACGTTGATCAGCAACGGTAGTTGGCGCTGGAATCTGGGAGACCAGTTTATGATCACCTGATAGGTGCCGGCCGGAATGGCGGTCTGGCCATAGACCTTGACCCCGGGCCGGCGCACGATGTCTTCGAGCGTGAAGCACTCGAACTTGCCACCGATGAATAGCTGGCCAGGCGTGCTGTCTTTTTCGCCCTGGCCACGTTGCAGCAACAGCTTCATGGCTGATCCTCCTTCGGCTTGCGCTCGATCGTTGTGTATCGCAGCCCCAGGAAAACCAGCCCGAACAAGGTATAGGCGATCCATTGCTGCACGTTCTGCGGGATGGCGGCCTTCAAATCCGGCGGCATGCTCGCCCAGGCTTGCGCGATCAACGGCCCGGTGCCGACCACGGTCGTGAAACACAGGCTGGCAATCACCGTGCCTTTGCGGTGCAGCCGGCGCCACCCCTCGGCCAGTCCAATTCGAAAATTCATTTTGTCCACCTCTTGATTTCCGGCCGTGCGCCGGCGCTGTTCTGGATCAACATGTCGCGCAGCTTGTCGAGCTTTTCTCCCTGCTCTTTCATGCCAGCGGCGACCTGGCCCCACCGGTCTTTGTTGTCAGCCCTGTCGGCCTGGGCCGCTTGTTCGATGCGCGTCATGCGCTCGTCCTGCGCTGAGTCTTTATTTTTTGTGTCCAGCTTCAGCTCGCGGACATCGCCAACGAGTTGGAACCATGCGATCACCATGGCTATGGCTGCGCCAACCAAGCCACCGCCCAGCGCCTGCACGCTGATCCTCGTGTCGAAAATGCGCGGCCGGCGCCCTTCCTCGATGTCTTTCGACATTCATCCCCCAAAAATGAAAACGCCCGCACGCGGCGGGCAAGATGCTCTGCTTGGCTGGCGCTATGCGGGTGCCGCCGGCCATTCGATGGTGGCCGGATACCCCGATTGCAACTGAATCCGGTTCAGGGCTACCCGGTATTGCTTCAAGACCGTGAGCTGCGCCTGCTCGGCGCCGCTTGCCATGTCGAGATCGACCGCGTCCTGCAGCGGCGCGATTGCGGCGGTTGCCAGGGCCAACAGGCGATCGCGTTCGGCAGCGGCCAAAGCGACCAGGCGGGCGCGCTGCTTCACGGCATCCAGCACCCAAGCGGCACCGTCCCACACCGTGTCTGTGCCAGGCGCAATATCAGTAGCACCGACATCCGCCGGTACCACGTTGATATCGGCTTTTTCCAGAAAGAACTTTGCGCCGGTACCTGTCTTGTACAGTCCGACGCCGCGCCAGTCCGGATATACCATCCAGTCGCTGCCGTCCGTAACTTCGCCATCGCGGTTGCCTTCGAAGCCGAGCAGGAAAACAGCTTTCTCACGAGCCTTCGTGGTCGGTGGCTCTTTGAAAAGTGCGTTTGCCGGGCGCAACAGCTTGTCCGCTTCGAGCGGCGAAAATTGGGCCTCGACTGGGCCGGTGTATTCCCCTGTCATAGGGTCAAATGAATGTGCAGTTCCGATCATGGGATACCTTATGCAAAACGAATGTATATGCGCATACGCACGCCCGCAGCGAAGTTGGCTGAGCCGCCGGTAAATCCGGTAACTCCAAGCCCATCTGCCTCTGCTGGAGCGATATTTGAGCCGGGTGCAACCCCCGACCCTGCAGTGCGGAATGTTGTGTGGCTGTGACCGATGACCTGGCCGACCGTGGTGGTGCCCTCATTTCCAGCCGCCTGAACGACCGCGTAATCAGGTGGGGCATTCGGCACGTTGAATGTGCTGAGATCATTGGCGCAGCCCCATGGCGCATTGATTGCGGTATGTACCCCTAACTGGCCGCCGGTCGTGGCGATAGCAGCACCGCCCACCGTCGCACTGAGCTGAAAGGCGTCGGCGGTCAGCCCGGCCGCCATGACGTAGTAGGTCGTCCCCGCCACAAGACCGGTTGGCAGCGTGCCGGTCGTGCTGAATTTCACTGGCCCGTTGGCGAGCAAGCCATGCCCGGCCCAACTGACCACACCTGTCGAAGCAATCGAGATCGTCGCACCGACCTTGTAGCGCACCATCTTCGCAAACAGTGCGCTGTAGACCGTGGACGACACGGCGGCTCCATTGCACAGGATGCCGTAGGAGGGATTTGAAGCCATCGGCCAAGAGAAGCTCTCGCCGATCATTCCAGATCCACCAAGGGGCGCATACAGCGCATCCGCCTGCCCCTTGGTCAACGCATGACGCGATGCTACGGCTGGTGCGATCTGCAGGGCTCCACCCGCGCAATGCGTCAGAATCCAGGCACCCGCTCCAGCATTGGCCGAACCGAGATACACAAGCGTCGCGATCGAGCCCATCAGCAGCTCGCCGCCCTGCAATGGCTGCAGCCCCAGCCCATAGATTGGCTTGGCGGCAAGGCCATCGGGAGCATATGTCGATGGACCAGCATTCGAGTGACCGATCACGATCCGCTGGGTCACCCCTGTGACGATATCTGGCGCCAATGGATCCGCATTGACGGCTGAATAGGAATTTGCTGCTCCGCCGGTATCGCTTAGTATCGGAGTGCTCTGGGCATACCGCTTCACAGCCTGCTGAAGCTGAGTAAAGCCATTCTTGCTCAGCGCCAGACCAGCTCCGGTGATAGCGTTGATCAACTCCAACATCAACATGTTGAGGAATTCAGCCGGCACGACGGTAGGCGCCAGGCCAGTGCCTGGATTGCCGTCGGTAAAAAAGCCAGCCGTACCGACGGCAGTAGACGCCGGCAGCGTCGTCGACGCTGTCGGATGGTCAATTTGATACATGCATTACCTCACTCGTAGATGAATTGCAGAATGGTGTGTGCCGGCTTCACGCGCCTGAGCTCGCACTCCAGAACAGTGTTTTGCCAAGTAGCCAGGGGCTCGCCGGCCGCTGACTGCCCAGCGGAGAAACGCACCAGGGAGATCAGGGGCGCTACGATTGCCCAGGTATAGGCCCAATCCTCACCACCCACCGGATCGCCCGCGCAGCTCTGCCCGCAACGGAACGGCGCGTATTCCTTCGTCTTGACCTTGTACCCAAGATCTTCGGCGAAGCTGATGAAATATGGGATGGACTGGCCGCCACTATTTACGAACCGTGCGACCACCTGGGCGCGCCGTTGCTGCAGCGTTGGCGACTCCCCCGCGCATGGGTCTGGAAGTCCCAAAGTCAGCTCCCACTCCGGCAGCAGTTCGACCGTGCTGGCTGGATTGGCATCGCTCAAGAGATTCAAGGCGCGTGCCGCATGTCGAGCAAACGTCGATGCCAATCCAGAAAGCGTTCCAGTGAGAACGGCCTCGGTATCGCGCGGCCACGCCAGACCGGGTGGCAAAAGCCCCTGAATCGCGTTCAGGAAGTCCTGTTTTGTATAGGCCGGAATTCTCATGACCACCTCACAGGTACGAAACGTCACCCACTGTGGGCAAGTATCCCAGTGGGCTCGTGACGTTCTCAGGGATCACGGTGGACACACCGTCGATAACGCCGGAAATCTCCGTGATCACGCCGCCAGCAGCCGCCGCGATGCCGCTGAGCGCGCCCTCGATCTCTGTGCTATCAACGACCCCGTTCTTCGGCGACCCATTGCGCACCATGACATCGATCAGCGCAGCCCTGATCGCTGACCGTGTTTCAGTCCTTGCCATCGACAGGCCACTCACCTTGAAATTCAGGGTATGCGGGAGAGGCGTGCACAGATACACCAGCGCCGTGGCTGGCCTCAGCGGATAAAGCGCGTTTGCGACTATGAGTTGATCGCCGGTGGCCTTGGTGGCGCTGCGTTTCTCAGCGGTCGCGACACCATTCGTACCCTGCGGAAATCCCGAATGCGCATTTTGGACGTCGTCCATCATGAAATAGACCACCACCGTCCCGGCGCCGAAGCCAAGCCCATTTGTCCATGCGCGAGTTACACCCGCCTGGGCGGTGGCCCATGTCGCATAGTCATCTTCGGCTCCGCCCTGCGGCGACGACTGAAACGCCGCCATCACACGCCCAGAAAAATCGTCCTGCGCTTCGACATCTGCGCCGCCGACGCATGCGGACGTGGCCAGCCCGGTCGACTGCACGCCGTCGATTGCGGTCGCGAGGGTCAGCTTGGTGCCGGCGTCGCAGTTGCCCGCCTCGCCGGCGTCGACCGCCTCGATCGAGACTACAATTACACCGCCCGAAGCTCTAGCAGAGCTGGTGGTCGTGTAGGAGACACCGTCGCCCCGCACTAATTGCACGCCCGCATCGATGGCGCCAGAGGTCGCCATAAATGACACGCTTGGGCTGGCTGCTTTTTTTGCATTCTTCTGATACACCTTCTTCAAGGCGCCCCACCCTGCCAAATACTCATCGGTAGCGGTCCACGGCACCGCCTGCTTCGCGATGTAATCGAGGTAGCCGTAGACCAGATTGATGAAGCCGGCCAGCAGCTTGCCAATGATCCGCAGGGGCGAGAAACGCAGAAGCGCATCCGTGCCATCTTGCGCGGCCTCGATGTCGTTTTTGGCCTGCTCCTGCAACTCATTTAGGGTCGGTCGGTTATATGCCATCAGCCTGCTCCCTCGATATTCCAGCCTAGTTCCTGCTGCACAATGCTGCCATCTGGCAGATAAGCGACGATCTTCGCCCCAAGGAAACTGCGACGCACCCAAGTGACTGCGATATCGAAGCGACTTACGACCTTGTCATCGATCATCCACTGGAAGGCCTCCGCCAAGTAGTCGTAGGCCCGCTTGAGCGTTTCGTCGGACTGCTTCGCGCGGCGCAACAGCCAAAGGCGTGACCCGATCGGATAATCCTCGCCGGCATCGGCCCACCATCCCCGCGGATTAGCGGTCCCGTCCGGAATTTCGTCGTCCGGCGATGCAACTCGGTCAGTAAATGCGCTGATAAGCATTTGGGTTGTGATCGGACTTCCCGTCGCCAGGCCTGCGCCGATCACCTTCCAATCGCCGCGATTGCTGGACGAGTCCCAATAAACTGCAATATCTGCCATCGTTCGCCCACTAAAAAACCCGCCGTAGCGGGTCTTGTTGTTCTTTCTGCCGATCAGGCCTGCTGGTTCGGCTTCTTACTTGTCACGGCGCCAAGCCCCGTTTGAATACCCGTTACCGGATGGTCGTGGCCGTCGTAGGTCTCGCGCATCGCCGCCATGGACTTTCCGCCAGCGTCGGCGTTGTCGACGATGTCGCCGCCGGCCTTGATCCGTCCGCTCACTTCAAGCTCGGCCGTGTTCAGTGAAACCTTGGTTTCCGCATTGATGGTCACGGTCGGCGCATTGTTCAGCGATACCGGTAGTCCGGCCGCTTCGATCACCAAGCCGCCCTGACTCAGGTAGATCCGGATTCCAAATTGGTTGTATGCAACCGATTCACCAGGGGCGAGGCCACGCGGTCGAGACGCCTGGTGATTGGTTGCGATTACCGCGCCGTTTCCTCGATCACCATTCAAAAAAACGGCAATAAGGTCCGAGTCAGCCGGTGCATTCGACGAAAAGCCAAATCGACCGAGGTGTGGCAAGTTGTCGATGGTCTCTTGATTATTGAATTTTCCCTGCACCTGCTGGACCGGGCCGCCGTCATCCGTAAGCCGGACACGCCCCCGCGATAGCGATCGCTGGATGCGGCTTAGAAGCCGATTTAAGAAATTCTCGTCCATGCTCAAAAAGTAATCTGCGATGTGTCGATCAAATTCGACTGGTAGAGCGCGATAGGCTGCACGTCGAAGGCCTCGCGGGGCATGATGACCAATTCTGCCGTCGTTCCGCTTTGGCCGCTCTTGATAAAGTCCACAGACACGATGAGCCAATTCACAGGCGCCTTCATTTTCAACGAGGGAAGGAATACCGGGACCAGCTTATTGGGCTCCCACAGGCTTCCCGCGCTGTCACGCCATGTATCCGTGGTGATCTTGATTACCTCGCTTTCGCCGATGCGGTGATTCATTTCCCAGATTGCGCGCCGCATCGCCAGATCCTGGAATCCCTGCGTCGCCTCGGCAATAATGTGGCGCTTTCGGTTGCGGTTTACACCAACGTCGCCGAATCCACCTATCAGATTCCCGCCATCGCCACCGTCCAGCGACGGCCAAATGCTGGAGATAAACGCCGTATATTCCGAGAATCGGCGGTCAGCGCTGTACTGAATGGAAGCCGCCTCGACATTTTCTCCCTCGACAAACCCTGAGGCCATTTTCCCAGTGCCCGCACGGGCCAGCACGAGGTCTCCGTGCGCATTCTCGAAGACCATCAACTGACTATAGCGAGCGACACGGTCGATGATGTCGTAGCCGCTTTCTCCGATCATCAGATTCAACTGCGGCACGCGTACCAGCCCCTCCTCCGTACAAATCACCTTGATCGGATGATTCTCGCCCGTGCGTGTATTTAAACCGTATGGCTTAACGAGGTTTTCCGCCAGGTCTTTGACGGTGACATTAGAGAACTGTCCCCCGGGCCATTCGGCGCTGGCATCGGCTAGATCCATACACTTGCCGCGCCCGGAAAGCTGGATGGAATGGTTACTACCGGACATCGAAGTAAAATACCGGTCGATGTAGCCAGCCACCATGATGTCTTCGCCGCATCGAAACTCAGCATAGTCGCCGGGTTCGACACGGAGAAGCGCATGCTCCAATGGGTAGGCCTCGGTCAGACTCAATTCGAATTGATTGGGGAAGGTCTGAATCCCTTGATGCACTCGGATATCTGTCCATCCTGAGATTTCCTTTCCGGATGCCCTCAACTTGATGTCGTCTTTATTCATATATGAAATCGTTCGTATTTTTTATAGGTACGCTATTAGCGGTGCCGGTTCTATCCGAGCCCTATCAAACAGCCTCCGACTACCCGCCATTCGTGTGCACCTCAGGCGAGGCCGCATTTCAAGCGCAAAAAGCGAAGGATGTTGGCTACAAACTCTCAGAGTCCGGTGTGTGCCGACCAATCACCAGCAAAACAAAATTCAAGGTATTGGAGCGCACTGCAGATAAAAACCAATACTTTTATAGAATCCAGCTGCTTGAAGAACCCCAACCCGAACCGGAGCTCTTTATAAGCGGCTTCGTCAACGCGCCTCAGGATCCCGAGGCGAACTTAGCGGCGCGCCAGGCAGAGCTAAACAAATTGCCGATCGGCTGCACCCTACCCACCGGCGGCCAGATGAATCGCCTGGAACGCGGCAAAGATGGTCAAGTTTTGATGAAGAAATACATGGTCCGCAGCGAATGCCGGGATGGCAAGATGGTGCAGACCACCACGCCAATAGAGTGAATTCCTCAGTCCGACAGGGCTCGAAAATCCTGCGGCATGAATGCCGGGTGCACAGGTTGCGCCTGGCGAATCAATTCGGTTGCACGAGTGGAATCACGGTATAGGCGCTGCGCCAAGGAATAGGCGTTCAGCGAGCCATTGAACGAAAAATCCGTCATCGATGCCAGCTTTGCTCCTCGCGAGTTCATATCCTTGATCACTGCTGCACGCAGCCCGATCAGCGCGACATAGCTCTCATCATCGCCGGAATCACCCGCTACTTGGATCTCCGCTGCAATCAGCTCTGCAACCTTGTTTCGAATAGCGATCGCGTCATCCGATGAAGCTGGCTGATACGTTCCCACCGTGCTAGCGAGCTCTGCGAGGGCCGTTCGGCGCAGAAGCGCGCCCATTGCGGTCTGCACCGAAGCCATGGCCAGCCCGGTCTGCGACGACGTAGTGGGGTCTGCTGGCTGATATTGCGCCAGGTCGGATAGTAACCGCACCCCGTCTGCCGGATCGCTTGCTGTCGAGGCCAGCGCCTGAGCTAGCGCCGTAGCTGCCACACCCATACGAACGCTATCCGCCGGCGTGGCGGCCGCGACCGTGAGTGCATCTCCAGCGCTTGCGACAGCAGCCCGATTTGCAGTATCAGCCGCCAGAAGCTGCGCGGCTGTAGTACCTCTAGGTGCCGGAGCATTCTTGGCGCTGTAGCCGGAATTGGCACCGCCAAATAACGTTCCGAAATTTCCACCTAACGTCGAAATCGAACGGAAGATGCGCCGGACATCATTGACCAGCCGAACCGCCCTCGTATACCAGCCGACAGCG